AGATCACCAATTTTTATAACCTCCCCTATAGTTGTTAAATAAGACATATCGTCTTTGGTTGAATTTGGTAGTAATATACCACCCTTAGTTTTTTCTTTTATTGATACAGGTCTTACGAGTACATGAAAACCTGGAAGTTCAGGTAAAACATCTGGAGTACTTTCTTCTTCTTCTTCTGTAATCCAAACATCATTCTTTATAGATTTACCTAAATGTACCTGTTGCATTAGTTATCCTCTTCATCTTCATAGATACGTTTCTTAACAATATCTTTTAGTTTATTTATGGACCATTCAATTCCATGAATATGTCCAACCATTTGTTTGTAATGAGCAAAACTATCTGATTGTCCATTACTAACAGAATTTTTTAATTTATCGAGCTCATCATTATATTCTTTGATAACCTCATCCCAAATATCCATGTATTAGATTTCTGCACAAGCATAGCAGTTAATCTCTAGTCCAACAGCTATTTCTTTAACGACTGGTGATTTCCACATTATCTTTTTCCTTTCGTAGGGTTTGGGTATTTCCAAGCTTTTTCTTCCCATTTTAAAGTTACACCTTTTTTAGGTCTACTACCATATTCACTTTGTGACATTTTAGTAAAGTCACCATAAAGATTTCCATCTTTATTAGGAACATGTGTAGGTTTACCATTAGTGATTCCTTTATCCACAGGATACTTACTTCCTATTGGCATTATTTTCTCCTTTCATTTCTTCTTTTATTAAATCTGAAATCGTATCAATAAGTTTAAAACTTCTTTCTCTATCATTCAGATCTTCCATTTGAGATACTTTTTCTAAAGCACTCACACGAATTTTTTCCATATCTATTTCAGCTCGTTGATCTGCTATAGCAGTCTTTGTCATAGCATCTATTGCTTTCATAGTTTCTTTTGAAGCTCTATCAAGGTCTGCTTTTTCTTTTTTCATCATTGCATCTTGACCAGATTTACCTGCTTCCATCATTAATTCAGCTTCTTCCAATTCTAATTTCTGTGCATCTAGTGCAGACTCTGCAGAATACTTAGCCATAGTAGCTTGTAATTTTTGTTTCTCTAATTCAACCTTTGCAGTTTCTAATTGAACCATTTGTTGTTCAGGAGACTGAGCTTGTCCTGCAGCCATATTAGCATTTAAGACTTGTTGTGCTGCACTAGCCATAGCCATTTCTGCAACTTTAGGATCTTGCTGTTGTTCAGGTGGTAATTGTTCCATTGCAGCTCTTGCCATACCATTCATTTGTTCCTGATATTTCATTACAGAATGTTCTTGTATATTCGCTTCAAGAATTGGTTTTAATCTTTCCATTATAGGATTAGCACCATTTTGAGGATCTTGTAGATACATCATCTTTGTTTGTATATGAGCATCATGGTTCTGTCCTGGAAATGCTGCAATAGGTATACCCTTTGTTGCAGCCATAATATCAGATACAGGATCTAATTGTTGTGGTTCTTGTTTAGGAGGAAGTATCTCTTCCATATTAGGCATATTAGCAGAATTTAATATTGTTCTATTCAACGCTTCAAGGTTGAACATACCAGGAGGTGATTGTTGTGCCATTTGTAATGCCATCTGTGCAATCATCATCCTATGTGCGTTTGATGGAATATTAGGATCTGATACTGGGATCACATCTACTCTTCCATCAAAGTCTTGTTTAAGGACACTCTTTTCAGCAAATGGTACTTCATAGGGATATTCTGAAGGTAGATAATCATAATTTATCTGTGCAAGAATTTTAAATTCATCTCTTTGAGATTTGTGTAATCTCTTATGTATAGCAGAGAAGAACTTGCTAGACGCTTCCAGTAATGCCATGGTAGTACCAACAGGTCCATAAGATGCTGCATCAGAAACAATTTGTTCTGTACTATCAGCAAACTTCTGACCTGCTTGAGTTACGAAGTTAAGCATATTGTATAGGGTAGAGGAAGGCTCTTTATAAGGGAGAGAGACGATAGCCTTGTTTAAATCTTGCCCTGTTGCTTCAACTTCTTTAAACTCACCTGGTGAGATAGGATCGTTGTCACCAACAATTCTAACACCTTTTGCTTTAAATCCTCCTGGTAAGTTTGCGAATTGACCTGCATCCACTAAACTTCTCATGGCTGCTGTGGCAGTCATAGTTAAGTTTCCTAAGAAGTGCATGAGACCAAATCCATAGAAACTAAAGCCTGGTACGAATCTGTAATGAACAAAGTGAGACACTTTCTCTTGATTCTTATCATCCTTCTTATAATTTCTACGAATGCTTAAAATTTGTTGTGACTGCTCTTCAACTGTAACAATATAAGGAAGAGCATAGTCTTCTTCTATTTCTAAATAACAATGTTGTTCTAGTAATGTATACTGTGGATCATTTGTTCCTGTAGGAGACAAACCAATAATTGTATCCATCTTAGAAGAAAAAGATGTAGGTTCTGGACTTGATGCTTCTGGTAATTCTACATCTCTATAGATTCCTGATCGTACATCTTTTGCAAGTTCAACAGGACTTCTATATATTACATGTGTATATCTATCTGCTTTACGTAAATTAGATGCATAATAAGAAACATAGAATTGATCTATTGGAACAAATTCAGATACTGGTCTTTTTAAATTAGCATCATAATAAACTTTTTTAAATGCTGATCCTATTAAAGGGAGATGGAATAGCATTCTTTCAAACTCATCAAAGTATTCTGGCATTTGCTCTGTTACTTGATAGTTCATAAATTCTTGTACACGATTAGCTTGGTCTTCTCTTTCAGGAGTAGACTTTCCTAGTACCTGTGCTTTAACTGGACCTGCTGGTGGAAATAATTCTTGTATAGCTTTTGATTGAAACTTAACAGCAGATTCTATTAACATAGGATGGACTGCTGTACATGCACCTTCAAATGGTTCTGATGTTTCTTCTATCTTTAATCCTAGAAGATCAAAACCTTTTTCAAACATTGCTTCCCAGTCAGCACGAGAATCTTTATCTGCAGTAAAACAATCAATAACTTCATTAGCAATATTTGCAACCTGTTCATCATCTAATGTTTCTGTAAGATCTCCATACCATTCTTGTACAGATTCTTCAGCTTCCATTTCTACAACACCTGTAAAGTCTACAGTAACTCCACCATCATCTTCCATTTCAAATGTTGGTGCACCTCCCATTACTTCTTCAGGCGTAGGCATCTGAACTACATTTGTTACTTCTTCTTTGATTTTTTCAAATGGATTTTTTTCTGTTGCCATCTATTTTCTCTCTCTCTATAATAATCTACGTTAGGATCGTATTCATTAGTGATAGTTATAATATGCTTTTCTTTATCAGTATTTGCATACCTTTGTTTCATACATCTATTATACCATTAATTTTTTAATAATGCAAGTTATATAAATCTTTGTGTGTTATAAGTTTTATAAGGATCTTGTGAAACTCTTCCTTTATTTTCTCTACGCCTACCATATCCTCTTGGAGAAGTTTCTAAAGGTAGTTCTGCAGTATATTCTGGATCTATTTTTGTAGGAGTTAAAGCAGTTAAAGCTCCTGCTACATAAGGAGAAGTTTTTATTATTCTTCCTACTCCTTTTAAATCTTCTACTAAATTTCTTTTAGGTTTTACTTCTTTAACTTCTTTAGCTTTTTCAGCTCTTGTCTTATCTGATTGTATCTGTGGAACTGTTGATGTTTTTAGTTTTGTTCCTTTATATTTATCATATAATGTTTCTGTTATTTTTTGTCCTATTTTTAAACCTGCTTTAGTTGCTGCATTTTTAAATTCATCTTGGACTGCTTTTAAAATTATTTGTTTCTTATCAGGATCGTCAAATTCTGAGTCTGAAAAGGATCTCATGTCATTATATATTTCATTACTGAATATGTCAACTTCAGACATTCTTTTTCTTAGAGCTATAATATTCTGTGCTGCAAGCTTATAGGCTTCTTCTTTTTGTTGTAAAGATGCATTAGGATTACTTATTACATCTTGCAAATCCATAAATACTGAGCTATCTTTAAAGTCATCAACATCTATTCTATTGTTTTGTATGTCATTTTTTAAAGACTCAAAATATTCTGGAGTATCCATTAATAAATATTCTTCCTGTATACTTTCTAGTTCAGCTAAATTATTAGGATTATTAAATACATCATCTAACATATCCTTACGATCTTCCTCTAGAACCTGATGCCAGGGTTCCCCCATTATTTCCCCACCAGCTACATCATCAAGATAGGTCTCCTCAATTTCAGATATTTTATCTTTATAAAAATTTAAAGGAACTTTTTTATCTTTTGCTATAACACGTACTGTATTCATTTGAGATTTAAGATTTAAAATTTCTTTTACTGCTTTTTTCTGAGTCTTTGACATTCCTTCCATTATGTAAAACTTATCTTCTATAGAAGCATTTATTTTTTCTAACTTTTCATTTAAATCTGTTGTACCATTTTTTACATATTCCTTGGTATAAAGTTCATGTGCATTCTTTAAACTTCTTTTTATAGTTTCTCTGTTTCTTATATCATATTGTAAATCATTAACAAATTGTCGTAGATACTGACCTCCTTCTCCTTGATTATCTAGTATAAGATCTTCTTTATTTTTTCTTAAAGAATGTATTACTTTATCAAGTTTATATTCTAATTTATATAATTCTTTTAATAAATTTCTTGTCATGGGAAGTTTATCAGCAATAGAACTTCCTTTTACTGCTTTCGTTACAGTAGAAAT